CAACCAGGTCGAGAGTCAGCGACAGTGATGATAGTAGTGCTGTCCTCAAAGTGTTCATTGACAATGGGTAGCTTGTCAACATTCTCACGTTCAACAGAAAAACCTACACCTGTACCACACATAAGTATATACATACATTCGTCAAAACTACGTGGACTATCTACAGGTATATAACTACAGTTGTAGCCACCTACATGGCATCTGTCTAATGCAGGTCCTGCTGTCATCAAAGCTCTCATACTAGGCATAACACCTAGGTTCATTATCTGTTCTGATATCTTAGTTTTTAAAGCCTTGGTTAAAATATAGTCGTGCTTCTTTTTAAGGTGATTCTCCATGTAGTCAAAGTATCTGTCTACCGTTTCTCCCCAATTCTCTCTACGTTGTTCATCATCTTTCCATCTTGCATAGCGAGACAAGGCTATGAAGTTCTGATAGTCTGTTGGTAAATAATTATTTAACATTTTCTACTCCATTAATACTTTCATGTTTTTAACTTTGACACCTTCTAAATCGTGAAACAACTCAGTCATGTAATCCTCAAAGTCTTCAGTAATATCCCAATCGGAAGGCATTGGATATTCTTCAGGGTCTACTTGTAGAGTAAGCATAATTTTAACTCTTATCATTGGTTACCTCTATAAGTTTATTGAGATACCACTGTGCTTTTTCTAAATCTTCAACACCATTTTTATATTCGTATCTCCATATGTACTTTAATATATTACCTTGTAAGTAATACTTAAAGCCTTCATTGGTAGCTGCTCCAATCGCATCAATTGTTTCTATACCTGCTTTGTTGTAGTGAGCAGGATGGTTAACCATGTCTTCCTTTTTAGAACCACTTAAATATTTAACTGTGTCTTCTTCATTATCTAATTTACTTGCCATTTGTTTCATATACTCCATATGCCTTAACATCATGCATTGCCTTTAGTTTCTGCATCAAAAGACAATACCACAACATTGCCCTGTTTGTCAACAACTTTTCCTTTTTTCTTTTGGGGTGCATCTGTATACTCGTCAAATTCAGTAGCTTTATCTTCTAATTTCTTTCGTATATAATCATCTTCTTCCATGACAGGAACAGAGGAACAAATGACTTTGCAGAAAGCAAGAAGTGAGTAGTAGTCATCATCGTTTAGGGGATTATTTTTATCTGTTACAATACTCATATGAATCTCCCCTGTCCATACATTATTCTCATCCATGTCAGGTCTGATTCCTATCACAAAATCTTCTGGCTTTATTTTACTTAGTATATTCTTCATTTGATTCTCCTAACTTTATTCCCTGCAAACTTAATAAATTTGGGGTGTTTGTTTTTACCTTTTTCTTTGAGCCAATCTTCAGGTATTATTCTGTCGTAGTACCTAAAACCATGTTTGTCACACCATTGACCATACGTAGATTTAGCACCTTTTCTTAGTTTACTTCTACTGTTAGTGAATACAAATCTAATATCTAAATCAGGATGTTGCTTTTGTATAGCTAAGTGTTTTCTTCTGTCTATAGCTAAAAATCTTCCTTTAGTTTCTATTATAATTCCGTTGTTTAGTATAAAGTCAGGGGTATAGGTTCTGTAGGCTAGGTCTTCCCATTCTATCTTGATTGATTCATAATCATAACTATGTTTCAACTTAGTTAGGTAGAGTGAGATAGTATGTTCCAACCCACTCCTATACCCATGCTTTAGTGCATCTCTTCTTATTTTATGAGGAGACACCTAGAAGTTTCGCCAAGAGATAAATGGATTAGTGTACGAATAAGTATTAGTATATCCTAAGTTTTTTAGTTCTTCTTTTACTGCTTCGTCAGCTGCTTTCCTAGCTTCCATAGCATCTCGTAAACCTGCTGTACGTAGTTCACGATACTCTTTCTTTGCTTCAGCTAATTGCTTTTCCATTTCTTCAATATTAGCTTTTAGTTCATCTATTGACTTATTCATGTTATTCTCCTTTCATTTTAACATACTGAACCATCTTAGGTTCTTTAGCCTGAGACATCTGTGCAGGTAATTCTCTAAGAGTTTCCCAACAAGATTGTCTATATGAACAAAATGTACAGTTTTTATTTAGTACCATATTACCTGTAGGTTTACCCCTAAAGGTTTCAGGTTCAGGTTCAAAGCACCGTACTAGCTTTTGCGATTCAACTGCTTGAATATTCTTTTTTATCTTGGCAAGTTCTTCATCCATATCAATATTAGCAGGAACATATTTAAACTGACCGTTGGCTTTGTTTACAACCCACCAACCACCTGCTTTGTAGCCTGATGCTTTTGCATAACCTGCAAGCTGTCCAACATAGCCAAAGCTATCTCCTGATGCTAACGATTCATATGAATCAAACTTATACTTGTAAGACCAATCAGATGCAGACTTGATATCGTCAACTGCATCATCAACAACTAAATCGTATGAACCTGATATAGTAGTTTTATCGTCAATTTCAAGGGCTACAGTATCACTATCTTTGTATGCTACTTTAGCTTCAGTTAGTAGTGCCTTGAATACAGACTCAACTATATCACCAATCATCATGTTCATAACAAACGTAGTGGGTCTAGGTAACGCAGTCTCAGGTTTGTTCTTCTCAAACCATAACTGACAGGAAGGTCTGCCAATATTAGACATACGCAACTTAAACCCATCTCGTTTATTACCACCTGCAAACTGACGTTTGAGTGCTTCCTTTATTTCTTCGCCTACACGATTAATAGTCTCATCACTCATTGATGTCAAGCCCTTAGAAGCATTCTCTAAGTACTGACTAATCGCCAATTCACCACGGTGTTGCATTAGGCTACCTCTTCTTCAATATCTATGAAGTCACTAACTACAGAGTTATCATCTTCATCATGGTGACTTGCCTTAGCATCCCATTCACTGATGATATAACTATTGTAGTTTTCTACCCAAGATAAGAAGTTAGCAAACATCTCTTGGTCTGCACTAGTTAAATCAATAGTCTTAGATATATCTAGACTTGCAGTAGGAAGATAAAAGGAATTACCATTGGGCAACTTTCTTTGCTCTGTACCAAGAGTTACGTTATGCTGAACAGGTAGTCTCTTCATTTGAGATAGCTTAGTAAAAGGCATAGCCATTATCTTGAAGGCATCCCTATTATCAATCTCCCATATGAATGGTTGACTGTCTATCTCAACTCCATTACCCTTTTCGTCTACAGGATTAACTAAGTCAACTAAACCAAATACAACACGAACTCTTTTTATCTGCTTAATAAGTTCCTGTGTCTTCTCAGGTAATGATTTGAAGTCTTGAATATACCCTGATGGCTTACCACAATTAAACCCACCTTGATTATCTTTCAGGTCTATATTGAGATTATCTGCCATAAGAGTTTTATGATACGTACCCATAGGCTCACCAGGCTTCGCATTCATATTCTTAAGAAACCTTTTGTACATAAATCGCTGTAGAAAAGGTCTTATGGTAGCTGAAGATGAATATACAGCCTTATCGTCAGGTATATCCAACTTGTATGTGCCACCTTGCACAACTTCTACATTCATAGACTTGCCTTGTACTTCTGCTTCACCCATAATAGGTGAATGGTTTATCTTTAACCTTGGCAGAGTATTAGACTTCTTATCTGTAGAAGTATTCTCTCCTGCTATGCCCATAGCCTTTGCCATTGCAGCATAATTTGCAGTATCAATAGTTACTAAATCACTCATTTACATTTTCTCCTTTATTGAAAGTTTTATTGTTATATCACAAAACGTCTTTGGTGTCAAGCCAATTATTACCTATTTTTGCTTCTAGTAATAATGGCACATTAAAATCTATATTAAACTTGCGATTTATAATGTTTAGTAGTTCATCATTTGCTGACTTTAGTAGAGACAATACTTGTTGTTCCTCATCAGGATGTATGTCTATGACAATTGAATCATGTACACTATTCACAACACAGGACTTCAACGTAGACAGTAGCCTATCTATATGCATCAGTACAAGTGGAACTATATCAGCAGTAGCAAAACTCTGTACAGGATAGTTCTTAACCTGTGTGAAGTGGGTTATCTTACCACTTGCATATCTCTTAGCATCAGGGAATGCAAACTCTCGACCTGAAGGTATCCTTATCTTACCTGTAGTCATAACTTCTTTAGCCAATCTGGTGTGCCATAGTGCGATTCCTTTGTACTTGTCTGTGAAGTGTTTATAATATGTAGCCTGAGAAGGTGTCCTGCCAAATCCTGTTGCTCCGTAGAGTGGTGCAAAGGTATGTGCTTTGGCTTCTTGCCTAGAAGTCTTTTCACCAGCATCACTAATAACACGAGCAGTATAACTGTGAACATCAAATCCATCTTCTATCTCCTTCATAGCAGTTTGGTCTTGTGATAAAAATGCAGCAGCTCTAAACTCTAACTGTGCAAAGTCAGCTTCAAGTATCTTGCCATCCTTCCAACGTGATACAAACACTTTCTTTACAGGAAACGTACCACCTCTAGGCATGTTCTGCATGTTAGGGTCAGCACCACTAAATCTACCTGTAGCAGTTCTGTGTTGTAGTAATCGCACATGCAACTTACCATCAGGCTTGATGTGTGTTTGTATGCCTTCAACAAAAGAAGATAAATAAGTATCTAATGCTGATAGTCTCTGTAAGTCTGACAAGAAGTTCATAGCATTAGTCATATTCTTATGTTTAGCCATTGTATATAATGTACCTAGATTAGTCTTGTTGACACTAAAACCATTGGCACTAACCCACTTAGCATTAGGTGCATTAAACTTGAGTCCACCTACCACATGCTTGTCAGGCACAAATAGGTAGCCACTAGAGTCACAAGCACTACATTTGGTAGGTCTAGCAAAAGGTGTTCCATCTTTCCTTACCTTTCTAATGTGTCCTGCTCCTGAGCATTCAGTACATTGTTCTGCTTTTGTTTTGTAAACAATATTAGACTTACTAGCTACCATCTTCCTGTAGTCTGTCACATCCATATATGGTGTAAAGTCATTTGCCCACAAAGATTTGTCAACAGGTTTTCTACTATAGATAACCCAAGACATTTGTTCAGGACTGTTTAAGTTTATGGGTGTGTCACCCATGAGTTCTTTTACTTGTTTGTTTAGTCTCCTTTCTATATCTTGTTTCTCTTGTTCAAACTCTACACGCACTGCATCTAGAGCATTTATGTCAACAGTAAACCCACGCTGATATATCTTAGCAAGGGTTGTAGCTACTTGGTTGGTAAATATCACAGTCTCCATGAGACTAGAGTTGTCTACTGTATTGAGTCTTCTGTAGATAGAGTCACTCAATTGTTGAGTAGCTTTCAAATCAGCAGACAGATAATCTGATAATTCCTGTGGTGGAATCTCATCGACAGATACATTATTCTTGAAATACTCTTTCATTGTATCTTGTTTCTTTGTATCCAAGTCGTGTCTTATTGCACATGCTTCCAATGATAATGGTTCTTTCTGTCCACGTTGTAAGATGTACTCACCCAACATTGTGTCAAAGACAGGACCATCATATTTGAATCCACATTCCCACAACCATAGTAAGTCGTGAACAATGTTATGACCAATCAAGATTGTAGCTTCGTCTAGTAATTCCTGCACACCTGTGAAGTCATCTCTAAACAAATACTCTTTACCTGTATCAGTCAAGCATCCAACCATAACGAGTTTGTTGTTCTCCTCGAATGGGTCTAGATGTAGCTTGCCACCCCTGTGTGTGACAGTATTCTCTACGTCTAACGTCAGCTTCATGCTGTATACCTCGCTGTCCTATAGTCAAGTTCACAATGGACTGAGCCATGCCAACCTGATAACTTATTCTTAACTACATTAAGATGTCTTTGTATATCTTCTTCGTCTTGTCCTTCTACTTGTGGGTTCTTTGCTATGAGTATCATCAAGTCAGCTTCAGCAGCTTTACCTGTACGTGAGCCTTCCATCATAGATTGGTTCAGTACAATCTTGCCTTCAGCTTCAGCAGATAACTGTGACATATAAAGAACTGCACAGTTGTATGATTTGGCTATCTGTCGAGCATGTATTGCATTAGCCTTAAGTGCTTCATCTTGTCTAGCAAACCCACCTGTTCTTGCAAACTTATCTCCCATGTCTAGCACGAGTATGTCAGGTTGATATGCCTTACACACACTCTCGACCCATGCCATATCTCTATCAGATGCATCACGTATCTTAATGTTATCAAACACAGGCTTGTATCGTGACTGTGCTTCACTAGGATTCTTCTTGACATCGTGAACAGTCATGCCTGTGGCAGCCGTCAAGTATCTTGCACCTACCCTATGATAACCTTCTTCATTACACAGGATAACACACTTAGCACCTTGATGTGCAAAACCACCTGGACTTGCAATCAATGATGCATGAAATGATGTCTTACCTGTATTGGGTCTAGCACCTATCTCAATCAAGTGACCTGCGTTGATACCATCTACCTTACGTGTAAGACTAGGTATATTGAATGTCCATCTAGCTTCTAAATCATTCTTAGCTAGAAGTGTCTCAATAGTAATGTCATCCCATTCTATGTTAAGGTTAGGTGTAAAATCATCCCCATACATCTCAAGAAGATTTCTAAGGGGTTCAAGAGAGGATTTAGCACCATTAACATAGTCAAAGCCAAGATTAGCAATGTCCTCTCCAACAACTTGCTGAAACAATTTAGATAATACTTCTTGTGCAATGTCTGTTCCAAGTGGTTGCTCCTTCTTGATGTTAGCAAACAGAGCAGAGTATGCTTGCTTCTGTGCAGTAGTCATAGATGGATTGTTAGACATGAACAATGCCTCAATCTCATCAGGTGTTACAGTTCTCTCGTATGTATGCATAGCTTTGTCAAGAGACTGTTTAATCTTACGAACATCTTTACTGAATAACCTGTCAGGACACTTTGCTCCTCTGTGGTCATCGTAAAATGTTTTATCCATAAGACTTCTTATTAACGATAGTTCCATGTTGTTACTCCTTTGGGGTTAGGGTTAATAGTTTCTCCATGTCAGATTCATTACGATATTTTAAGTCATCTGTCAATCTAATTATTTTTATTTCGTTCACATATCCTCTCAATTCTTTTGCAAATGCTAATGTCTTAGGTAAGGCATCAGGGTCAAGTGCTATAATCGCTGTTGAGAATCGTGAGAGATACTTCTTGTGGGATTCTGCCAAGGATGTACCCAACACAGCTACCCCAACTTGTACACCATTACCTACCACAGAAGCACTAACACAATCCTCAACAACAACTGCTACCCTACCACATCCATGAACAAAAGGCAAGCTACTTTTTCCATATCTTTTCCATTTAGGTAATAACTTCGTTACTGACCTACCAACTGCATCAACAATGTAATCGTCATGCTCGACAGGAAATACAACTCGCTTGTCCTTGACATCGTAGTGTAGATTCAATTTGTCACAATCCAAATCCCACAGTTCACAGAAGTCCATCACTTCCTTTCTGTAGTTATGTGACACCACATATTCAGGCATTACAAATTCTTCTCTACCAAAATCTAGAACATCACCTGTAATTGCATCACGTATATCATCTACAGATAGATGCACACGTTTTGAGCCTGAAATTTTACAAGTAGATTTATAACAATTCCATAACAGTCTACCCATGTTATTGGTAGCCGTAAAAGTTTTATAACCATTACAGTTAGGACAAGTAAGTCTTTTACTTTCTCCTACACTTAGTTGTAAATCATTTACAAAGTTATATATATTCATTATGTATCTCACTTATATGTTATATAGTATTCTTTTGTTCGGCACTTACCCTGTGCTTATAGCATACTTTTTTCGAGTTGTCAATGCATTTTCTGCAGAGGCATAAGTATTTTTCATGTAAGGTTTCACACTATTGGGGTTAGCATGACCTGTAACTGACATAATTTGACCCATAGATACACCTGCTTCGACCATCTCAGTAGTTCCTGTTCGTCTTAAATCGGCTATTCTTAGCTCATCAGGCAGTCCACAGAGCTTCATTACTCTTCTTGCTACCTTTGATAGCCTATGAAGAGAATATGGCTCGTATGCTCCTCTCATCGCTGTTGGGTAAGGTGCGACATAAGACTGAAAACCATAATCTTCTTTCTGTTGTTTAAGCATTTCTAATAAGTCAAGTGAAATCGGTAGGTGAACTACGCTTCTTCTCTTGGACTGTTGCAAATTTAGCACACTTTTATCAAAATCTATGCTAGAAAATTCTAACATTCTCATATCTCCAACTCTCTGACACCATTCATATGCCATTTGTACAATCAATCCTATGTTTCTGTACCTAAATTCGCTATAAGAATAGTCAAGAAATTGACAAACCTGTTCTTTTGTCCATACAACTTTCCTAACATGGGTAGCTTTTCTTCTGAATGTAGCAAAAGGGTTTGCCTCAGCATACCCCATCTCCATAGCAAATGAAAATAGTTTCCTTGCTACAGAGCAAATGTGATTAGCCATAGAAATGCCACGTTTTAGCCACACTTCATATGCTCGTCTAGCCTTAGCACCTGACATCTTTGGTAATTTTGTGCTTGACAATTTCTTACCATCGACAGATGTATCAAGCATGACACCTAAAAAGTATTGATAGTCTGCTTTAGTTTTATCTGCTAACATATTGAAATCACTAGATAAATAATACTCGTCTACTAGATTAGATAATTTCATTAATATAACCTTTCATAAACTTCAAAGCTAAACTCTTGGCAAAATTCTTCTACTGTATCTAGCTTAGGTTTCATTTTATTTTCATAAGTAATATTATTTTTTAGAAATCGTAGCATATTTTCTAACGAATGAAACTCCCTATAGTCATAGTCAGTATACATGACATCTCCTATACCATCAGGTCTAAAGTCTTCAACATCAAACTCACTTCTAAGTATATATTTTTTCTTATATGGTTTTATATGAGTTGAAGTCACACCCCTAGGGCTACGTCTCCATTGCATGTAGTCGTGTAACCAATATACTTTACCCATAATAAACCAAGGTAAATCCCATTCATCTGCCATCTCATATAAATTTCTTAGCCAATTTTTAGGATTCTCAAGTCTTTTCTTTTCATCATCCCAAAAGATATCATACCAACACCAATGTTCTATGTCTCCATTTTTATCATATATAGGCATATAATTTCTCCTTTATAAACAATAACTTATTTAACATCCACATAAACTCTCATGTGTGATGATTCATTTAAGCCTTGACCCCAATAGGTAGCACCTGTACCCTTGAGTTCTTCCTTGATGTGTTGTCCACGTACTCGCATCTTGTATGATTCTTTATTAAGATACTTCTTCATACTGTCAACAAACTCTTGACCTTCTGTGTCGTTAGGTATCTCGCTGAATACATAGTTACAACCTTTCTTGTGTGTTGCCTTCTCATACTCTTTCTTCCACATATTTGCCCTTGCATTAGACCTATCTACTTCTTTCCATGCTATGTCATATGCTTCAGCCTTTACAGTAGGTTGTCTATTCACTTCAGCTAAGGCTTCTTTGACTTTGTTGAATGATTGTTTCTCTACCATGTTCATAGCTTTCTCTTTCCACATATCACGTTCCTTAGCTATCTTGAGTGCCGTATCTGTAACACCTATTTGCCTGTTCAACATACGTTCTTGATGCCTAAATGCTCTGACTAAATACACAACATCCATGTCAGCGATTTTTATGGGTTCATCTCTATGGTAAGATTTATGTTCTACTTCATCTAACTCATACATATCTGCAGGTAGTTTACCTGTTATTGCCTCTGCGATTTTGATTAACTGTTTTACTTTCATGCTACTTCTCCTTCTAGCCATTGTGGTTTCTGTGTATACTTATACCTTGCAAATCTAAGTTTGTCAACCCTATAAAATGCACGATATGCTTCGATGGGAAAACTCTCATCTGTCTTCAAGTCATCATGCCCACTAAAACATTGTGGGTGTGGTGTTAAAAAGTTCTTCCAATCAGGTACAAACTTTCTACCTTCCCATAGGGGTGTGAAGTGTTTGATTGCACCATGTATCTTTTTATATCTCCTAGTGTATTCAGTCAACATGGCATCATACAAACCAAATGCCCATATGTAATTAAGCTGACACTCCATTGCCCATAATGTGCAAGGGTGCTTCTGATGCACAGGTTTGTATAACCCATGCTCCTCTGCATAGTCAGGTGCATGATGCCATAGTGTAGTGCATAGCATCTGTGCTTCTTCAAGTGGCATCTTGACTATGTGTTGGTCACATAGAGATTTAGATATCTCAAATGGTGTTTTTTCTATAATAAATCTATTCATGTTATCTCCTTTATTTCATCTTCTAAATAAACTTGAGTATGATACTCCCCATTCCATTTATAATTACCAAGGGTGTACCAATTTTCTCCACTCCATTTTTTTCGTTTAATTATTTTTCCTTCCATTATTGAAACGAGGTCTCCTTGAATATACTCTGCTCCTTGAACTTCTGTTCCTATAGAATATTTATACATCATTTAATCTCCCACCTATAAAATATGTGGTCATCTATTCTTGTTACATAAGTCTTTGTCTCAGCCCAACTAGGATTCACATAGTAGGCATGGTAATGTGTCGCACCTTCAACAAAGTCATCTAGGTGTCCATTATATACACCATTAGCAACGTGTACTGCCATCTGCATAGCTTTCTTTTGTCTAGGTTTATCACTCTTGCCATCACAGTACCAACTGAATTGGCATTTGTTCTTGATAGGTATAGATGGATTCCATTTGTACGTCAAGCCTTGTTTAACTACGTCACATACATTGTTAGGATATCTTTCATCCTTTACCCTATTCATTACAACTTGTGCTACTGCTACTTGCCCTATGAAACTTTGGTTCTTAGCTTCATGGTAGACATTGAGTGCAAGACACATGAGTGCTTCAAGCATTACCGCCAATCCCTTCTA